GCCGCCGCGTCTGGGTCATCGGCACGCGCCGCATCGCCAAGCTGGTGCGGTTCTGGCAGGCCGACGTGGATACCTCCCAGCTCCCCGCCGAGACACTGCGCCAGATCACCGGCTGGAAAGAGTCCAGCCGCGTGGTCATCGAGCGCAACCCGGACTGGACCGCGCCCGCGGTTCAGGACTAAACTGGACCCAACACCATCCCACCGAAAGGGGACACGCTCATGTCGAGCAGCACCACCACCGAGCTGGCCAAGTACGAGGCCAGCACCATGAACGAGCGCATGGAGTACGCCCGCATGATCGCGGGAGCCGGGGACCTCGTGCCCTCGGGGTTCCATGACCCGCTCTACCGCGAGGGGCCGAACGGCACCCAGCTCAAGGTCGCCGGACAGACGGGGCCGGTCAACCCCGGCAAGGTGTTCCTGGCGTTCGAGTACGGGGCCATGCTGGGCCTCCACCCCCTCGCGGCGCTCATGGGCATCCACGTCATCGAGGGCAAGCCCTCGGCGTCGGCGGGCCTGATCTCCGCCCTGATCCGCACGGCAGGCCACCGCCTCCGCGTGACCACCAAGGGCAACTGGGACGATGGCACGTTTGAGGCCATCGCGGAGCTGGTCCGCAGCGATGACGAGGACTTCACCTTCCGCGCCGTCTGGACCCGGAAGGACGCCGAGCGCGCGGGCCTCCTGGGCAAGGACAACTGGGTGAAGTACCCGCGCAGCATGGCCAAGTCCCGAGCCATCACCGAGGTGGCACGCGAGGGTGCAGAGGAGGCCCTGATGGGCGTTCACTACACCCCCGAGGAGCTGGGCGCGGCCGTCGATGCCAACGGCGAGGTGCTGGTGGTCGAGGAGGGCGAGCCGAGCCAGGCACCCGCCGAGGAGCCGACCAAGCCCGCCCGCAAGACCCCGGCCCGCGGCACTCAGGGCACCAAGCGCCGCAAGGCCGCCCCGGTGGACATGACGCCGCCGACCGAGCCGGAGGAGGCCAAGCCCGCCGAGGACATCGTGGACGCGGAGGAGGTCACCCCCGAGCAGGAGGAGGCCGAGCTGCGCGCCCGCGAGGCGGCGGAGGCCGAGGCCAAGGTGCGCGAGCAGGACGCCGCCGACGAGGCCGCGCAGGCACCCGCGCCGGAGGTCACCCCCGAGGCTCTGGCCAAGCTCCGGGACGCCCGCATGCCGGATGCCCTGCCGGGTGAGTCCGAGGTGGACTACCAGCAGCGCAAGCTCGCGGAGAAGGCCACCGCCAAGGCCGCGACCCAGGAGAACGAGGCCCGCCCGTTCGTGGACACCTACGACGGCGCGACCTATGCCACCCAGGAGGAGCTGGACGCCGTGCTGGCGGCCCGCGTGAAGGCCAAGCGGGCAGAGAGGGCGGCGGAGGCATCCGAGGCCCCCAGCGAGCCACAGGAGGCCGCAGAGCCGGACCCGTTCCCCGAGAGCGCCGCCGCGCCGGACGAGTTCGACCTGGCATTCTCCGAGGAGCCGGAGAACTACGAGCGCCAGGCCAAGGCCGCCACCGCGGTGGAGCAGGTCAAGGACGTGTGGGATCGCGCGAACGAGGCCAAGGCGATGACCTCCGAGCTGCGCCTGCTCATCGTCCGGCGCAAGGCTGAGCTGGAGGCCCAGGCATGAGCATGGCCCCGCCCCCCGGTGCATCGACGCCGGGGGGCGTGGCCCTCCCCCAGCGCGGGGTGTTCGCCACCTCCGAGATCATCCCTATGTTGCAGCAGGCCAGCCGGGTCATGCACGAACTGGGGGCCGACTGGCGACGACTCCGCGAGGAGGCCGACGAGAAGAAAGCCGCCGCCAAGCGCGTGCGGGCCAACCTCATCGTGGACCTCCGTACCTGGGGGAACGAGGTGACCGGCCAGCCGATCAAGACCAGCGCCGAGCGGAACGAGTGGGCCGACGCCGACGCGAACGTGCAGCAGGCCGAGCTGGAGGCCGACCTGGCGCAGACAGTCCAGATGGCCGCCCGCGAGGCGTACAAGGACGCACAGGGCTACTTCGAGACGCTGCGCAACCTCATGTCCATAGAGCGCGACGAGATGAAGCGGGAGCACGGTGGCGTCCCCGGAGATCGCCCGTTCTGAGTTCACCCCCGCGGTCCGCCGCCTGATCCTCGCGCGAGCCGGGGATGCCTGTGAGGTCTGCGGGGTCCCCGGCTACGTCGAGCTGCACCACCGCCGCTACAAGAGCCGGGGCGGCCTCGGCACGCCCGAGAACGGCATAGCGCTCTGCGGGTGGGGTAACCACACCGGCCACCACGGCTGGGCGCACACCGACGAGCTGGCGCACGTCTGGGGCGTCTCGCTGCACTCGTGGCAGGACCCCCTGGAGGCCCCGCTGTGGGACGACCTCGCGGGGCGCTGGGTGGCGCTCACCCGAGACGGGCGCAAGCTCGCGCTGTAGCATGAGATGGCCCCCGGGAGCTGGACACTCAACCGGGGGCCGACGCAGTTTGGAACGCAACCACAGCATATCGTGGTTGCCCGACATTGGGAACACCACATGAGCAACAAGGCACTGACGTGGGCATTCTCCACGCCACTCCCCAGCACCCCCAAGTTCACCCTGGTGGTCTTGGCCGACCTCGCAGACGAGGCAGATTCATGCTTCCCGAGCCAGGGCCATATCGCACGGTCCACGGGCGCATCGGTGCGCACGGTCGTGCGGACCCTGGCGCAGCTTGAGGCGGCCGGGTACATCATGCGCCAGCGGCGACACCGGGGGAATGGCTCCAGGACCTCGGACAGGTACGTGCTGCGGGTCGGCTGGACGCCTCCCGAGGAGTAACCCCACACCTGTGGATAACTCTGTGGATAACCGCCTAAGTGACAGATTGGCCACTGGTCAGATTGTCACCCCTGCTAGGTGCCAGGCTGTCACCCCCTTAACCCTCAAACTAACCACTACTTCATGGAGAACGATGCAGAACGCTACTACCTCGCGCGAGGCGTTGAGCATCGGGGCTGCCGCCCTCCGCTGCGCTCCGGTTGCCCTCGGGTAGTTGCAGGATCGACCCAGAACCCCCTACAGTGGTTCAGTACCAAACCAAACCGCCCTACCGAGGAGCACACCGCACATGGCACGAGTCCATCGAGTCCAGAAGTCCAACAAGGTCCACCAGTGCAGCAGGGGCCACGAGATCGCCAAGGGCCAGCCGTACACCTGGGCCAAGCCCGGGTTCCGTCGCCGCACGCCGATCATCCGCTGCGCCGCCCACCCGTTCCGCCCATCCGAGCTGATGACCGGCGCGGCCTCGGCACCTACCGCCGCGGTGGAGGCGTTCGAGGATGCTGTGGCCGCAGGGTTCGAGGACATGGACAGCCTGGAGGCGGCGTGGGAGGAGCTGCGCCAGGCCGTCGAGGAGTACCGCGACGAGCGACAGACCGCACTGGACGCCTGGGAGCACGGCAACTCCCAGCTTGAGGAGTATCTGGACACCGCCGAGCGAGCGCTGGAGGAGGTCGATGGCCACTCGTTCGAGTCGTTCGATGACGAGGAGCCGAGCGCCGACGATGAGGAGGAATGGGAGGAGTGGGACCAGGCCCGCGTCGCCCACATCGAGGAGCAGGCCGACGACGCCCTGAGCGTCGCTGGATCGCTGGAGTTCTGATGGCTCGCCTCCCCCGCCTCCACCGTGCCGTTGCCGTCTGGCCGGATGGCACCCGCAAGACCCGGAACTACCTGACCCCCGAGGCCGCCGCTGAGCGCACCGCCTCCTGGCAGGACAAGGGGGCGTCCGAGGTGTCGGTGGCCCCCAGCTACCCTGTCATCTGGCCTTCCGCGCTGGATGACCGGTTCGACATCCCGGACATGGTGCTGGCGCGCTCGGTCTGGAGCGACCTGGCCGCCCGGCTCGGGATCAAGCCCGAGGCCGTGCTGGGCGTGGAAGTCCAGCGGGATCACCTCGTGGTGACCTACGACCCCAAGCCGACCAAGCCCGGCACCGCGGCCCCCCGTACCTGGGTGGTCTACATCGAGAACGAGGAGAGCTGACGATGGCAGGCGAAACGGTCATTACCGTGGTGGGGAACCTCACCGCGGACCCCGAGCTGCGCTACACCCAGAACGGCCTGCCGGTGGCGAACTTCACCATTGCCAGCACGCCGCGAGTCCCGGACCGCAACAACCCCGGCCAGTACAAGGACGGGGATGCCCTGTTCCTGCGGGCCTCGGTCTGGCGGGAGTTCGCGGAGCACGTCGCCGGATCGCTCACCAAGGGCATGCGCGTGGTGGCCACCGGCCGCCTGCGCCAGCGGAGCTACCAGGACCGCGAGGGCAACCAGCGAACCGCCATCGAGCTGGAGGTGGACGAGATCGGGCCGAGTCTGCGCTACGCCACCGCCCAGGTCACCCGCGCCGCTCAGCAGGGCCAGGGCGGCGCTCAGCGCCCCGCTGCGGCGTCGGATGAGCCGTGGAGCACTCCAGGTAGCTCTACGGCCTCCCAGGGCGCTCAGGGCGGCGTCTGGGACTCCAGCACCGAGGCGTGGAGCACGCCCGGCTCGTTCGGGGACGACACGCCATTCTGATCCCAGACCGCGCAACGGCCACCTACTCCGCACTCGGGGGTGGGTGGCCGTTGGCGTTCGAGTACGAGGGGACCCCGCACCCGCAGGCCCGCGTGCAGGTCGCCAAGGGGCGGGCGTACCGGCCGGACGAGAAGGACCAGCGCGAGCTGCGCAGGCTCCTGCGGGTGCTGCACGACGGCGAGCCGCTGGCCGGGAGCGTCTGCCTGCTCGCGGTGTTCTACCTGCCGGACCTGCGGACGAGGGACACCGACAACATGCTGAAACACCTGGGTGACTCGGCTAACGGCATCCTGTGGAAGGACGACCGCCAGGTGACGGCGATGGCCGGGTATGCCGAGCTGGACAGAGAACGCCCCCGCACCCTGGTGGTGTACGGGGCCGACGAGCTGACGACGGTGCGCCGCTAGTCCGAGCGCCGGAGCGCGTCGCGGATCGTGGGGCGGGACACCTTGGCCTCGGCCTGCACCATGTCCCAGGTCTTGCCCTCCGCGATGCGCTCGCGGATCAGCTCCCGCTGTCGCTTGCGGTCGCGGTCGTTCGCATCGTTGCGGGTGCGGATGCGCTCCGCGATCTTTTCAAGCTCGGTTGCCATGCGAACTACTGTACCAGTTTGCAACCTTACCGCGCACCGTGTAGAGTCTCTACACCACCACCGAAAGGACGCCAACATGGCACGCATCGCCTACGAGGACTGGAACCCCTCGGACAAGTCACTGGACATCGTGGCCCGCGCCAACGCGGTCTGCCGCGAGTACCAGGCGCAGGGCTATGACCTCACCCTGCGCCAGCTCTATTACCAGTTCGTCGCCCGGGGCTGGCTGGCCAACAACCAGCGCAACTACAAGAGCCTGGGGGCCACCATCGACAAGGCGCGCAAGGCGGGCCTGATGGACTGGAACTACATCGTGGACCGCACCCGCAACCTGCGGGGGCTGTACACCTACGCCGACCCGGCCAGCATCGTTTCCGCGATGGAGGACGACTACCACGTAGACCTCTGGGAAGGCCAGGACTACCGCATGGAGGTCTGGGTGGAGAAAGAGGCTTTGGCGGGCGTCGTGCAGCGCGCGGCCAACGCTCGGGGCGTCAACTACTTTTCGTGCCGCGGGTACGTCTCCCAGAGCGAGCTGCACAGCGCCGCCCTGCGCCACATCGGCTACGAGCGCCGCGAGCAGCAGCAGGTCGTCGTCGTCCATCTCGGTGACCACGACCCGTCCGGGATCGACATGACCCGCGACATGCAGGAGCGCCTGGAGCTGTACGGGGCCAGTACCGAGATTCACCGTGTGGCCCTCAACCGCGACCAGATCGACCGCTACAACCCGCCGCCCAACCCCGCCAAGCTCACCGACTCCCGCGTGGGTGGGTACATCGCCCGCTACGGGGAAAGCTCCTGGGAGCTGGACGCGCTCAACCCGGACACCCTGGCCGACCTCATCACCGACGAGATCGACAAGCACCTGGACCACGACCTGTACGAGGACCGCGTGCGCTACCGCGACGAGGGCCGTGCGCAGCTCGCCAGCATCTCCGAGCACTGGGACGCGGTGGCCGAGTACGTGGAGGGCCTGAGCTGATGGCCAAGCCCCGCGCCAAGACCCTGAGCAAGCTACCCCCGGTACCCAAGCCGGAGAAGGTGGAGCCTGACCCCCGTTCGTACCGCTCGCGGCCGACGCTGCCCGGTCCGTTCGGGGATGAGGAACCACCGTTCGAGGGGACGCAGGCCGAGGTCCTGGCGCGGGCGGCCGTGGACACCGAGGCGGGCATGGCCCCAGTGGTCGAGTACCGCCTGCCGGGCACCCCCTGGATGGAGTGGCGCAGACCCGTGCTGGTGGCCGACCTCGCGCGCCTGGGCCTGGCCCGGCAGACCGAGGGGAGCAAGTGGCAGGTATCGCCCGAGGGCCAGCGCATGATCTACGACGGCATGGGGGTGCCCGGTGGCACTCAGCGATGACGAGCTGGTGGCCGTCTCGGATGCCGTCTGGCGCTCGTGGGAGGACGGCGACGGCCGCGAGACTATCCCCGAGGTAGAGCGCCGGATGCTGCGCGCCGTCGCGGACGCCGCGGTGGCCGACTTCGCAGAGGAGCTGATGGCATGAGCGCCCCGCCGCTGATCTTCGCCCGGGACCGGATGCAGGCCCGTGCCTACGCCGAGCGCCACCGCATCCGCGCCTGGACTTGGGCGCGCACCCCGTCCGACATCCGGGCCGCCCGAGGCCGCGACATCATCCTGCTCCCGGGCTGGATGCTCCACCACCTCGCACCCTTCGCGGCCGAGGCATTCGCGGCCACCAAGCCCCCGAGCGGAACCGAGGTTGCGCAGCAGCGTAGTAAACCCGTAAACTGACCCCACCACGCACACCACCGAAAGGACCGGCACCATGCCGTTTGAATCTCACGAGCTGGACGCGATCAAGGCCGCGGTATCCACGGCCCTCGCGCAGGAGGCTCCCCAGTACGGACTGGACGGCCCCCAGGTCATGCGCCTGGGCCTCCCGATCCTCGCAGCCATCGAGCGCGCCGTGGAGGACCCCACCGACCCCCGCCCGTTCATCGCAGGCCGCAAGGTCCGCGTGAAGGGCACCGGCATCCAGGGTGTGGTGGTCCGCACCGTCGAGACGGCGGGCGAGCTGCACACCGTGGTGGTCCGCCTGGCCCTGGACGAGGGCGATGTGGAGCCGGAAACCCCGTTCGGCCCGCGCGAGCTGGAGGTGCTGGCATGATCGGCGGCGTCGTCATGGTGTCCCCGCGCGGCCCGCGCCGCACCTGGCTCCAGAAGGTCCTGCACCGCAAGCCCCGGCCGACCCTGCGCCAGCTCGGTGCCATCGTCTCGGACCTCCAGACCGCCGAGGCCCGGAACATCCACGCGAACCGGGAGCACTGCCTGGGGTGCAAGATCGCCGCGAGCATGATGCACGCCGTGGCGCTGGCCCACCTCCCGGCCCGGCTCGCCAAGGACAAGGACTGGTGGCACCGTCACGTTACGATGCCCGGCGCGCGCATCGCCGCCCGCCTCGTGGACGAGCAGGAGGCGGAGCTGTGACCACCGTGGTGATGGCCCGCGACTACGGACTGGCGGCCGAGGTCGCCCTGCGCTCCGGCCTCGGCCGTGACTGGCTCTACCCGCACGACCCCACCCTGCTCCGGGGTATGGTCATCCAGCGGGTGATCTACGTGGAGGGCTGGCTGCACTCCACCACGCTCACCATCGAGACGGCCGAGGAGGTGCAGCACCGCCTGGCCCCCGACGCCAAGGTGGTCACGATCACCCGCGCCGAGCTGTCCGCCCTGGAGCCGCCTGCGCCCATCTCAGCGCCTTTCGTGGAGACGGTGGCACCCGGACCCATCCAGGACGCTCCGAGGCCGTCACGCCGCCGCGGGGGCACGCCTGCGTGGCTATGGGTGCTGGTCGTCGCCCTCGGAGGCTCCTGCCTCGGGGCGCTCCCGGTCACCCTCGGCCGGAGCTGGGGGTGGTGGTGATGGCCAAGCGCATCCGCGTGGCGGCGTCGCCCGCCCGAGTCGCCGCCCAGACGGGGCCGATCCCTGCGGGCAAGCACCTGGCCGACCGCATGCCCATGCGCTGGAGCGAGGAGCCGCGCCGGAGCTGGTGTGGCCCGATCCTCGGCGCGCTCGCCGCACTCCTGCCGGTGGGCCTCCTCGTGGGTGCTGGCCTCTCGGGAGTGCTCGGTGGCTGACCCTCGCGACTTCATCCAGCGCCTGGCGGCCAAGCGCGCCGCCGAGGAGGCCGACGCGATCAACGGCCAGATATCGGAGGTGCTGTGGAACGCCCAGAAGGGCGACGACATCCCGCGTATCGTCCGGCTGTCGCGGGTGAACCGGGGCACGGCCTACGAGCTGGCTGGCACGATGTTCCCGGACGGCCGGACCCGCTGCGTGGTGAACACCCACCAGAAGCTGGACGAGGCGGGCACCATCGCCAAGATGGACCGCCTGGATGAGGAGCGCCGCCGTGGCTGAGCCGGACTACCAGGCCCTCCTGGACCACCCAGCGCCCGCCGAGCCGCCGACGCACCAGCAGCTCCTCCAGGCCATCGGCGTGGCCCTCGCGGACGCCCTCGGCCCGTACAGCGACCAGCCCGAGCTGCGGAGCCGGTGGGAGCGCGAGCAGGACCGAGGCCGCCGCCTCCAGGTGGCCGGGCACATCGACCTGACCGTGCTGGAGCGGAAGGTGGCCGAGCGCGTCCTGGTCCTCGTGGCCGCCCACGCGGGCGTCGAGGTGGAGCCGATCCCAGGGGAGTCGTTCGATGACCTCTAGGCACTACTGGCCCGCGCCCCTCCCGCTCGGTGCCAACCTCCTGGCCGTCGTCTGCGCGGCGTGCGGCAGGCCCCTGATCCCGATGCCGTCGCCGGATGACTGGCAGAGCCGCGTCCGCGAGTTCGCGAACCGTGAGGACTGCCCCGGAAACGGCCTTGACCACTTCGAGGGTGAGAACGGGGGCGAGGATCAGACACGCGACCCTAGGGACACCATGCCCGCCCAGGGGTGGCTGCACGTCAACGCCCCGTGCAGCGTCGTACCGATCACCGACGCCGGGCGGCTCCCGGCACCACGAAAGGACAGCACTATGGCACCCGTTGAGATCGGCCAGGCCGAGATGCGGATGGACTACGGCCACGCCGCCGAGCGCGGCGAGATGATCGACCACCTGACCGGCCTGCCGCCCGACAAGCTCGTGGAGGAGCTGGAGCAGCGCCCGGTCCGCGACCTGCGCGAGCTGCACCACCAGGCCGCAGGCACCGAGGCCTGGCACCAGCAGGGCGCACGAGACGCCCGGAACCTCTCCCAGGCCATCGGCCAGCTCCTGCGCTCGGTGGGCGACGAGATCGACCCGCAGGCCAAGACCGAGGCCCAGAGCATGGGGACGCTCCGGTGACCGGCCCGCAGCGTTCGCGCGTCGCCCCCGAGCTGGACAAGGCCACCACCCGGGTCCAGGTGCTCCAGCTCGCCATCGGCGCGGCATCGTCGTGCTGGTCGAACCTGGAGGGCGCGGGGGAGTTCGACAGCTCCGAGGCCTCGCGGATCGCGGACGACACCCTGGAGGCCTTCCAGCGCGTCGATACCGTGCCCGAGGGGACCGTGGGCGTGATGTTCGCCGTGCAGGCCGAGCGGACGCGCCAGATCGAGAAGGGCTACACCCCCGAGCACGACGACACGGACGGGCTGGAGCACATCCTGTCCCAGGTGAACCGGAAGGCCACCACCTGGCCCCCGGACCGCGCCAACCTCGTGCGGGATGCCGCCCTGCTCATCGCCGCCATCGAGTGGTACGACCGCAACCCGGACTACGAGCCTGCCGAGTTCGAGACGGACGACGACCCCAACGGGCCGACCTGATCGACCACCGGACCACCCGGGGCCATCTCCTGCACGCTGGGAGGTGGCCCCTAGTCGTATGCTGGCATCCAGCGCGCGACCGGGAGCCGCGCACCAGGAGGACATCGTGGCGGGAACCACACAGGGCAAGCGCAGGACCAAGCCGCAGGGGGCCGGGCGGCGTCCGGTCGATGACAAAACGCGCGAGCGCATCCGCAAGCTGGCCGCCGAGGGTATGAGCCGCAACGCCATCGCCCGAGAGTGCAAGGTGTCCCCGTCCACCGTCTCCCGCCTCGTGCCCGCTGGCACGTTCGACCGGACAGCGACCGCCGCAGCGACCGAGGCCAAGGTGCAGGACCTCAAGGCCCAGCGCGCCGACCTGAGCCGGATGGCTGTAACCGAGATTCACCGTCTGTTCGGTCTGCTCACCGCCCCCCACGAGGTCATCCACTGGGACAAGGACGGCGACATGCACCGGGGGACCATCGACCGGCCGACCTCGGGCGACGTGAAGAACTACGCCACCGCCATTGGCATCCTGACCGACAAGCACCTGGCCCTCGTGAAGCACGACAGCGACGACCGCGACCTGCCCGCCGTGGACAAGTGGCTGGAGGCGATGGGCGTAGGGGTTGCTCATGCGCTCAGTTAGGCGCTAAACTGGTCGGCATGACCGACTCACCCGCACGCATCATTGCCCTCCCGATGGACACGCTGGACCGCACGCAAGCCCGGTTCCGCATCCAGCCCGACGACTACAAGGCGGCCACCGAGCTGACCCTGGCCCGCAGCGAGTGGGAGGACCTGGGCATGCCCTCGGTCATCTACGCCCGTCTGTCGGCCACGCCGCCCGAGTTCCCACCCGACGCCGAGGCGCAGGCCTCCCCGCCTCTGACCGTGCCGCTGACCGGCCGCTACGAGGTGCAGGAGTGAGCGCCCTGGAGCGTCGCCAGGAGTTGCGGCACCAACACCAGGAGTTCACCGACACGACGGCGGCCTATGAGGCGGGGGAGGACGTGGTGCCCGGCGACTGTTGGCGCGCTGCGCTCGCGTCCCTCCTGGAGGTCCCGCTGGCCGAGGTTCCCCACTTCATCCACCTCTACCCGCAGGAGCGCGACCCCGAGCCGGAGCTGGTGCAGCTCGCTGGCCCGTGGTGGTGGCGCGAGACGCGGGCCTGGGTGGAGACGGTGCGCCCCGGCTGGACCGTGGCCGCATGGGAGCGACCGACCGATGGTGAGGCCTGGCGGTCGATCTACGGCGAGAGCGCCCACGACGACCCCGAGGGCATCCCCTCCCGCGTCATCCTCACCGCCCCATCGCCCCGCGGCGCGTGGAACCACTCGGTGCTCGTGTTCGACCTGGACGGCACCCTGGCACATGACCCCTTCCCCGCGGGCGGCGGCGTGCTGGAGGGACCCGGCGATGTCGTCGCCCTGGTCCGCCCCGAGTGGCTGGTGGGTGAGTGATGGACCAGCCAGTGGACATCTTCCAGGGGTGGCCCGTCATCCCCTCCGAGGCCGTGCCCCCGGGCCAGGTCCGGGTGGGTGGCTGGGACGGCGAACCGCCCCGTGCGATCTACGCCCACCCCACCGTCATCTACGGCATGCGCATCGTGCAGGCCGAGCCGGAGCGCCGGACCTTCGACCCGTGGGTGATGGAGGTGGCCAGCCTCATGTGGCAGCAGGACCTCATCGACCGCGCCGCCGCCCGCGCCGAGCGCAACCTGGACCAGCTCATGCGCCGCCAGGACATGCAGCGCCTCCTCCGCATGGAGGCCGACGAGCTGCGGGCCGACCTGTGGCAGGCGATGATGGCCCACCACCCCGGCGTTGAGCACCTGTGGACCCGGGACATGCTGCGCCGGACGGCGACCTGCCGGACCTGCTCGCACTCGATCACCGACGAGATGGCCGCCCGCCTCGGCATGGAGCTGGGCGACGACTATGGCCAGCCTCGGGGCCGTCTCAGCATCCTGGTGGACGACGAGTGGCACGAGGTCAAGGGCGTGGGCGAGCTGTCGGTGCAGTTCGAGGTGGACACCTCAGCATTCGACCGAGGGATGGGAGCACGGTGATGGCCGAGACGAGCGGCGACAAGATCGGGGCCGCGCAGGCCCGCCAGCGCGAGGTGGCCAGCGTCCTCAAGGACAACGCCACCAGGGCCTCCCGGTCCATCGGCGTCATGCTGGCCATCCCCGGCGCTCTGGACCCGCAGGAGCGCGACCTCCTGGAGACGGCGCAGGCCGTGGTGGACGGGTTCGCGAGATGAGCCAATCGCCAACCCTGCCTACGCCCAGGCCTGGCCGCCGAGTCGGTAGGCGGGTCACCACCAAGGTGGTGCGCAGGGATGTGGCACCGTCGTGGCCGATGCTGACCACTGACGTGCTGGTGCGACCTGGGCAGACGGGGGCCTGGATGCTCCCGCGCGAGTTCACCGTATTCATGGCCCCGGACGGCCGCCTGCGCATCGTGCACGAGTGGAGCCGGAAGTGAACACCGAGCTGCCCGTGTGGGCGGATGTCCGGTGCCCGTGGTGCATGCAGCTCCTCGGGCACCGGATCGGCGCGCGCACCGTGTCCGGCATCGGACTCATCCGGTCACACATCCCGCATTGCACTGCCGAGCTACCCAAGGGGCTGACGTGACCCACCACGAGAACCAGCGCCCGCGCGGCCCCCTGGTCATCTGCACGGCATCCGGCAAGCACCGGCACGTCTCGGTCTACTGGGCCGAGGTCGCCGCCCGCGAGACGCACCGGACCCTGAACCGCAACGGCGTGCTGGCGCAGGATACCTACGTCTACCGCTGCGGCTCGTGTCGGGGCTACCACCTCACCCGGGCCGCAGTATGGGCTGGCGAGCCGCAGCAGCTCCTCCTACGCGCTGCGCCGGTCCAGTTGCAGCTCTGGGCTATGGAGAGCGTGCGAGGCCGGGAGACGGGCGCACAGGACCGCGAGGGGGACGGCGATGGCTGACCAGTGCAAGGCCAGGCACCCGGGCACGGGCCTGCGGTGCGAGCGGCACGAGGAGCACAACCACAAGGCGACCGCGGCCGAGCGGGGCACCCACCGCGCCGAGGTCCCGCGGCACGACGACCCGCTGAGTGGCCCCGTCCGCGTGGTGTCCTGGTAGCCCGGTAAACTGACCGCGTGCCGGATATCGAACCTCTGGAGGGCAAGGCCCTCAAGGCCAGCGTGCCGCCCCCAGGCTGTGCCATCGTCGTGTTCGAGGGCGCGGTGCGATCCTCCAAGTCCGTCACCGTGGACCTTATGTGGCTGCACTTCATCCGCAACGGCCCCGAGGGTGCGCTGGCTATGGTCGGCCGGACCGAGACGACGATTATCAACAACGTGGTCATCCCGCTACAGGAGATGCTGGGCCGCCACCGCGTGGTGCTCAACCGAGGCCTGGGCATCGTCACGATCCTGGGCCGCGAGGTCCGCTTGTTCGGCGCGAACGACGCGCAGGCCTACACCAAGATTCAGGGCATGACCCTGGCCGGGGCCTACGTCGATGAGGCCGCCGTCATCGCCCAGTCGTTCTGGAACATGCTGCGGTCCCGCCTCTCGGTCCCCGGCGCGATGCTCTACGCGACGTGCAACCCCGAGGGACCCAAGCACTGGCTACTCAAGGACTGGCTGAGCAAGGCCGAGTGGTGGCTGGACCGCGACGGCGAGTTGCACCACTTCGAGGAGTGGAACGACGACGGCACGCCCAAGCACCTCCCCATCTGGCGGGTCACGTTCCTCCTGGAGGACAACCGCTGGATGGCCCGCAATAACCCCGAGTTCGTCCGCCAACTCCAGACCTCGTGGCCGCCCGGCTCGGTGTTCCATCGCCGCTACATCCGGTCCGAGTGGGTGAGCGCTGAGGGCGTCGTCTACGGCATGTGGGACGAGCGCCGCCACACGATCACGCGAGCGCGCGCGATGGAGTGCGGGGCGCGGGCGCTCATGGTCGCGGTTGACTACGGATCGACCCACGCCACCCGGGGCTACCTCCTCGGGCTGGCCGAGATCGACGGGGCCACCCGCCTGGTGGTCCTGGAGGAGTTCGCCCCGCCGAGCGCCACCGTGGGCGAGCACGGCCGCCTGTTCCAGGCCTGGCTCGGGAAGGTCCAGCGCGAGTGGGGGGAGGTCGAGTGGATCGCCGTGGACCCCGCCGCCGCCACGTTCCGGCTGGAGCTATTCGACCGCGGGATAGACAACGTGATGCGGGCGCACAACGCGGTCCTGTCCGGCATCCAGACGGTGCAGAGCGTCCTATACTCCGGGCACCTCCTCGTGGTGGGCGAGTCCTGCCCCGAGCTGGTGGGGGCCATCGACGGCTATATGTGGGACACCAAGGCCACCGAGCGCGGCACGACCGCACCCGTGAAAGAGAACGACGATGAGGTGGACGCCCTCCGGTACTGTGTGTACACGAGCAGGCGATACTGGCGGGACCTGATACCCCTGGCTCCGATCTCATCCACCGACGAGGAGGACCTGGCCGCATGAGCGCGCTCCTGCCAGCAGACAACACCGAGTGGCCGCCCCGCAGCGTGGCGGGTCGCTACCGCCGCATGAAGCTCCCCCGGGCCTGGTACTCGGGCGACCCTGGCCAGCTCCGCAGCGCCTACGGCACTAAGTCCGCGACGCGCGCGGGCGGCATGCGCACGACGCTCAACCCGGGCGGCGGACACCAGCGGATCATCGGCACCAATACGGACTCGTTCTGGGCCGACAACCCGAGCACCGAGCTGGACACCCGGCGACACCTCCCCATCGCCCAGGACATCGCGACCATCTCGGCGGACCAGCTATTCAGCGACCCGCCCACCATCCGGGTGAAGGGGCCGACCGACGCCCAGGGCAAGCCGACCCTGGAGACGCGGGCCGCGCAGCAGCGCCTGGACTACGTGCTGGCCAAGTGCCGGTTCGACTCCCTCCTGATCGCCGCCGCCGAGATCGCCAGCGCGCTGGGGTCCATCGGTCTGCGCGTCGCGTTCGACAAGAACGCCGCCGCCATCGCCGGGCGTCCGGTCATCGCCAAGGTGACCGCGGATGCCGTGATCCCGCACTACTCCTGGGGCCAGCTCGTGGGCGTGACGTTCTGGCAGGTCGTCCGGCAGGACACCGAGCGGGACGAGGTGTGGCGACACCTGGAGGTCCACGAGGCGGGCACCGGCATGGTCTACCACGCGCTCTACAAGGGCGACACGGCGAGCATCGGGGAGCGCCAGCGCCTGGACGCTCAGCCCGCCACCGCGCACCTGGCGACCGAGGCCGACCCCACCGGGGCCAACGGCATCCGCGTGGTGAGCGCCGGGAGCGGCAAGACCGCCACCAGCATCCCCAACATGCTCCCCGACCCCGCCGACCTCTCGGACGAGGCGGGCCGGTCTGACTTCACCCTGCCGGTCATGGACCTGTTCGACGCTGCGGACAAGGCCTACACCCAGCTCATGGACGAGGTGGACGATGCCAAGTCGCGCCTGCTCATCGCGGACAGCATGCTGGAGCGTGGCAAGGCCGGGCAGGGCGTTACGTTCGACGCCAACCAGCGCATCTTCCAGAAGGTCAAGGTTCCGCCCTCCGAGAAGGACGGCGGCGGCCTGCCCATCGAGAAGGTCCAGTTTGAGATGCGGGTGGCGGAATACCTCCAGCTCATCGACGCCCTGACCTACAAGGCCATCGACGCGGCCGGGTTCAACCCGAACACCGAGCGCGACCAGGACGGCGCGGCCATGACGGCCACCGAGGTGTCGGCCCGCAACCTCAAGTCCCGCACCACCCGCGACAAGAAGGTGCGCTACTGGGAGGGCGAGCTGGAGGAGCTACTGACCACGCTGGCCCTGGTGGACGTGGAGCAGTTCGCCCCGTGGGAGCAGGTCGAGGTGACCAACGGCGAGGGCGAGAACGCCACCACCACGGTCCAGTCGGTCCGGGTGCAGGCCTTCCCCGTGGAAGTCCAGTTCCCCGAGGCCGTGCAGCCGACCCTCCGCGAGCTGGCCGAGACAGCCAAGATGCTGCGCGAGGCGGGCGAGTCGGTGCTGGAGGTCCAGCGCGTGCTCCACCCCGACTGGTCCGAGCGCGAGCTACAGGAGAACGTGGCCAGCATCCAGTCGGCCGCCTCGGTCATCGACCCCGTATCGTTCGGGACCGCTGGCCAGGGCGTGGGTCCCGGCGACGGCATCTAGTTTGCACCTAAACCACCATCGGGTGTAGAGTCTCACCACCACATGCAACCACCACCGAAAGGACCACGCGCATGGGACTCAGAGGAGCAAGGATCGAGCAGGCCTACGTCGATGAGGCGCAGGTAGCCCCCGCGGGCGAGGCCGCGATGGAGCAGAGCAAGGGGTGGCGCAACCTGCCCCTGAAAGAGCAGGGCCTGGCCCGCGCCATCGTCGCCGGGTTCGCCGCCGAGCTGGAGCTGGACCGCCGCCTGCGGGGCATCTCGTGAGCGCGGAGGAGTGCCAGGGGTACGCCTGCCCGCCGTCCACGACCGTGGACCTACCCGAGTGCCCGGGAGGCTGGGAGATCGGCAACGGCACCGCGGTGTGTGCCACTCAGCAGCCAACCAGTCAGCAGCTCGCGGTCACCGGCTCGGACGCCGCCGTGGGCCTGGCCCTCGTGGGGATCGCCCTGGCGCTCGTGGCGCTCGGGCTGAACCTGAGCTACTGGAGTCACCGCCGACAGCAGCGCCGCATCCACCAGGAGGCCGAGGCCGCCCGACAGGATGCCCTGGCCGAGGTAGACCGCATCATCGCCGCGGGAGCTGCGGCCACCGCGGCCAAGCTGGACCACGACCTGGAGGCCGAGCGCGCGGCGCATCTGGCCCGCGCGGGGTTCGTCCAGAAGTCGGACGGCTCCTGGGTGAGAGTGCCGACGCGATGATGGACGACGACGAGACGCCCGCCTGGACGGATGACGACTGGGCGGGCGTTCGCGTGCGCATCGGCCTCCCGCCCGAGCCGCCGCAGCTCCAGACCTACCCGTGGCTGTAGGGTGACCGGCATGGATGACGAGGTGCTGGACCCTGACGTGACGGACGACGAGATCACCGACGACGGCAGCGAGCCGACCTACCAGGACTGGACCGAGCTGCAAGCCCCCGTGGCCTGCTCGTGGTGCTGGGCGCTCGTGCCTCGGGATCGCGTCGAGGAGCACACGACCATGCACCTGGACCTCGGGGCCGCGCTCGCGCACCTCGGCCGCCAGGTGCAGGCGCTGACGGACGCACAATCGACGGCCTAGACCGTCAGTTTGCATCCTTACCGGGTGAGGGTGTAGAGTCTCCACATGACCACCCGCACCATCCTCCACCTGTGCGCCGACACGGGGAGCGACACCTGGCCCTACCAGCAGGACCCCGCCTACGAGGTGATCCGCATTGGGTCGGACATCGGCGTGGAGAACTACAGCCCGGACCGGCCCGTGCATGGCGTCATCGCCAACCCGGTCTGCACCGAGTTCTCGGCGGCGCGCTACGGCAATAGCTACGGGGGGGGGTCACGCTCTCCGAGTGATCCCGAGGCGGGCATGTGGCTGGTCAATGAGTGCCTGCGCGTGATCCACGAGGCCAGCCCCGTCTGGTTCGCCATCGAGAATCCGGCCACCGGCCAGCTCCGCAACCACCTGGGCGCGCCAGACTTCGCCTACGAGCCGTGGCAGTTCGGGAGTCCCTGGACCAAGCGCACGGGCCTGTGGGGCCACTTCACCGCCCCCACCCCGCTCTACACCGAGTGGGACGACGTGCCCAAGCTCCCGCTGTACGCTCGCCCCGGCCGCCGCCCGTCCATCGCGTTCATGCACAAGTCGGCGTTCCAGCTCATCCCCGAGTTCAGGGACTCCGGGATGCCGACGCCGCAGACGGATGCCGAGTTCCGCAGCATCGCATCCCAGGGGTTCGCCCGAGCGTTCAAGGCCGCCAACCCGTAGCATGGGCGGGTGATCTCTCCCAGCCTCGGGGCCGACCTGGCCGAGCCGGTCGCGGACATCTACCGCGACGCTGAGCTGCGCATACTGGAGCGGATCGCCACCGCCCTGGGCACCGGCCTGGAGGCCCCCGACTGGGAGGTGCAGCAGCTCGCCCGCCTCCAGCGCATCCGGCAGGGCATCCTGGACGAGCTGGCCATGCTCAATCCGATGGCCGCCGCCGAGATCATGCAGGCCCTCACCGAGGCCTACGGGTCTGGCATCCTGTCGGCGTTCGCGGATGTCGGGGACGCCGTGCCCCACCTCAACCCCACCGCCGACGCCCGCGCCGCCGCGGTCGCCACGCTGGCCGCCGAGACAGTCCGGGGGGTCGCCTCCGCCCAGGCCCCCATCCTGCGGGCCGTGGACGACATCTACCGCGCTGTAATCGCCCAGGTGGTATCCGTGGCCACGACGGGAGCGATAGGCCGCCAGGAGGCCGTACAGAGCGCCCTGCGGCAGTTCACCCGCGCGGGCCTCTCGGTGATCCCGACGCGCCGGGGCACCATGAACCTGTCGGACTACGTGCAGATGGCCGTGCGCACCGCGACCTCGCGCACCGCCCTGGCCGGTCACCTGGACACGATGGACCGCGCCGGGCTGGACCTCGTGGTGATCCACCCCGGGCCGCGTGCCTGCAAGATATGCGACGACTGGGCGCGCAAGGTCCTCAGCCGATCCGGCCAGACCGGCGTGCTGCGTCTGGACTCGGTGCGCTCGGATCGCCAGGTGGCCGTCACCGTGGACGACACGCTGGCCGCAGCTCGCGCCGCAGGGTGGGGACATCCCAACTGTCGGTGTGCGCTCCAGACCTACCTGCCCGGCATCACCCGACGCGACACCATCGAGCGCCCACGGTGGGACCAGGAGGGCTACGAGGCCCAGCAGCGCCAGCGCGGCATCGAGCGCCAGATACGCGGGTGGAAGGTGGCGCAGGCCACGGCCATCACCCCCGAGGAGAAGGCCGCAGCGGGCGCGCGCGTGAAGGCCTGGCAGCAGGCGCAGCGCGACCTCCTGGACCAGCACCCCTACCTCAAGCGGCAGAGCGCCCGCGAGCAGATCGGCGGCTGACATAGAGAGGGCCGGAGGTCATCCCCATCACCTCCGGCCCTGCTCCGCCGCAACCCTTCCCCAGCGTGCAGCCCCACCTCCCCAGGTGGGTTACCAGCAGTGTAGCACTAAACCAGACGGTAAAGCACTACCCTGGGATCACCGACCCCCAGAGAGAGGATCACCATGACCGACGCCAGCGGCGCACAGGGGCAGGGCGGAACGGACGGGCAGGGCCAGCAGGGCCAGGCCGGAGCCGCCACCACGAACGACCAGGGCCAGCAGCAGCAGGCCACCAACCAGGGGCAGCAGACCCAGGGCCAGCAGCAGGGGCAGGCGTTCGGCCAGGCCGCGCAGCAGGGCCAGCAGGGGCAGCAGCAGGGCACCGACGCCGACGCCGACGCGGCGCTGGCTGCACGGTTCCCCGGGTTCGCCTCGTTCCCGGCCGAGGCCCAGCAGGCCCTCCGCGCTCGGGATGCCGAGGCCCGGCGCTACCAGCGGGAGGCGGGTGATGAGCGGATCAACGCCAAGAACAACGCATCCCAGGAGGGTGCGCGCAAGGCGCTGGCCGAGGCCGCCAAGCTCGCCGGGCTGGAGATTCCCGGCCTGACCGACACCGACAAGGGCGAGGCCGACCCCAAGGCGCTGGCCGCCGCGGTGACCCAGGCGAACGAGGAGCGCGACGCCGCGCGCAAGGACGCCGCCACGGTGAAGGCCGCCTACGCCGCTGGCGTGGACCCGGCCAAGCTCGGGTACGTCCAGTACCTCCTGACCCAGAACCGCGACTACCAGGGACTGGTGGTGGACGCGGCCGATTTCGACGCTAAGCTGGGGGCGTCCATCAACAGCCTCCTGGCTGCGGACGCCACGCTGAGGCTGACGGGTACGGCTCAGGCGTCGGGAGTCGAGAACCTTGGCGGGTCCAACGGTAGCGGCGAGATCACACCTGAGCAGTTCGGGCGTATGTCCATCTCGGAGCGCACGAACCTCTACCAGACCGACAAGGCCACCTACGACCGACTCGTGGCGGCCCAGTAACCCGGTTCCCATCGGGAGCCAGAGAGGACATCTGAGATGGCTACGACCACCTCCGCCAACCTGATCGTGCCCGAGGTCTGGGCAGACGCCGTTGGCCCCACCATCCTTGGCCGTGCGGTCATCGCCCAGTTCGCTGAGGTCGATGACGAGCTGGTCGGCCAGCCGGGTGAAACCGTCATCTTCCCCAAGTTCGACTACATCGGGGACGCGGACGACCTGACCGAGAACGTCGCGATGACGCCCACCACGCTGACCATGACGGACAGCCGGGCGACCATCAAGGAGGCGGGCAAGGCGCTGGAGCTGACCGACACGGCCACGCTCACCGCGCTGGGTTCGCCCAACTCGGAGGGCCAGCGCCAGCTCGGCCTCGCGGTCGCTCGCAAGATCGACAAGGACCTGCGCGTGGCCGCCGAGGTCACCGAGACGGGCGAGGACTCGTTCGGCAACGCCAAGACCTGGGCACCGCTCAAGGTCCCGGCCGCCAACCTCCCCATGTCGTGGGGCCGCCTGGTCCAGGGCATCGCGCTCCTGGGCGACGAGTACGACCCGGCCGACATGGCGGGCATCATCGTCCACAGCACGCAGTACGCCCAGCTCCTGGTGGACCCCCTGTTCACCGACGTGTCCAAGTTCGGCGCGGACGCCACGATCCTCCGCGGCCAGGTCGGCAAGATCGGCAACATGCCGGTCATCGTCTCCGACCGCGCCACGGCCGTGGCCGACGTGGACCCGGGCGCGGAGACGGTCCCGGGCTACAACGCCCTCCTGATCCGCAAGGGGGCGCTGGCACTCAAGTACAAGCGCCGCCCCATCGTGGAGACGGACCGCGACATCCTCAAGCGCACCAACCTCATCACCACGAACGTCCACTACGCCGTCAAGCGCGTGGACGACCGTGGCGTGGTCGTCATCCCGACCAACGGCGTGGTGCCCGAGCCGGTCGCGGCCTGAGCATGGGCATCGGCACCCTCCGGCGCTACCACGAGGACTCCCGGGTGGCGGGCCTGACGCCCGCCCCCCAGGGGTCTGAGGATGAGCCGCAGGAGCAGATCACCGAGCGCACCGAGGAGGAGCAGCGCCAGGAGGCAGCGGAGGCGGGCAAGGTCCGCGAGTTCGAGGCCAAGCTGGTGCTGAACGAGAAGGTGCGCGAGCTGAACGCCGCCCAGGGGGTCCTCACCGGCCCCGCAGGCGACCGCTCGCTGACCGAGCTGGCCAAGGACGTGCAGGACGCCGCGCAGGCCGTCATCGAGGCGGAGGAGGCCGTACAGGCCGCCATCGCTGAGGACGACGCCGACCGCGAGCGTGTCGCCGCCGAGGCCCAGCAGAAGGCCGACGAGGAGGCCAAGGCCCAGGCGGACGCCGCAGCCAAGGCCGACGCCGCCGCCAACCCCGCTGGCGCTCCCGCGAGCGCGAACGAGGACGGCACCGCGCCCGAGGAGAACACCGACCACGGCGAGGTCAAGCGCCCCACCGCGACCGGCTCCACGGCCGACTGGATCGCCTACGCCAAGGCGGACCCGAACGGCTCGCGCGTGGCGGACCTCACCGAGCGCAAGGGCCTGCGCGACGAGATCGCCCAGGCGTACCTCGGGAAGTAACCCCAGCTCCACGGGCGGGACGGTTCATGGTGGCCGTCCCGCCCGTGGCGTATCCAGGAGATGATGGAGCCATGACACCCTACGCAGACGCCGCCGACCTGGCGCACTACATGGACCCGGACGCCGAGACGCCCGCGGTTCCCCCGCTGGCCACCGTGCTCCTGCGCTCGGCACAGCAGCTTGTCCTGGACGCGACGGCCGGGGCCGTCTACTCGGTGGACGCGAACGAGCACGCCACCGACGTGCCGACGCACGACGCGATCAAGGACGCGATCATGGAGCAGGCGAGCGCCTGGAGCCTCCACGGCATCGACCCCCGCAAGGGCGCGGGCCAGGCTCCCCGCCAGGTGGCCTCCAAGAGCCTCCTGGGCGGCTCTGTGAGCTACGTGGCCGACCCGGCGCGCGACACCTACCTGTCCGACCTCGCGAGCGGCCAGCAGCTCACCACGGCCGCGTGGACGATCCTGCGCAACGCGGGCCTGATCTCCAACCGCGTGACCACCGGAGCCGGTCGCGGCGTCGGCGGCGTCATCGTGGAGCAGGTCCCCTATGACCCGGTGACCGGAGTGCTGGAGCCATGAGCGCGGCGGATGACGAGTTCTGGGAGCTGTGGGGCGAGTGGGGCAAGGACAGCGACGGCAACCCCAAGCCGCTGACGGTAAAGCCCTACACCGGGACCGGGCAGAAGGGGCCGACCTACGCCGCGCCCGTCTCGCGCCCCGGCCTCCCGCAGATGCCCAAGCGCCGCCTGGTGCGGACCTCTGGCGGAAACGAGGTGCTGAGCAGCACCGCGGTGGCCATCCCGCTGAGCTACCGCGCCGACTTCCCCCTGCACTCCCGCGTGACCCTGGCAGACGGCCGCGAGTCTACGGTGCTGACGGTCGATGAGGGCGACACCTCGGGCCTGTTCGGGTTCCTGGTGGTGAACCTGGAATGAGCGGGTACTGGAGCGGACAAGACCAGTTCCAGGCCCGCCTCCAGGCTGCGCGCGAGCGGAAGAACGCCGGGGCCGTGGAGGGCATGCAGCTCGCGGGCCTGAACGCGCTGAACGTGTCCAACCAGCAGGTGCCGCACGAGGATGGCGACCTGGAGCGCGACGGCGCGGTGAGCGTGGAGGCCACCCGCACGGGCGCGCGCGCGGCGCTTGCCTACGGCCGGAAGGCCGACACCAAGGACTACGCCGTGAAGCAACACGAGGACATGACCCTGCACCACGACAGCGGGCGTAACGCCAAGTTCCTGGAGAACGCCCTGAATAGCACCCGTGCCCAGTCGCTGGAGATCAGCGCCGAGGCGATCAAGAGAAAGATGGGGACCTGACATGGCCGACTCGTTCGAGCTGGACACCCTCCTGGGGTTCGCCAACGTCGCCGCCGACAATCCCGAGGCGGAGGTGCCGCTGTGGTCCGAGTACGGACCCGACAACACCCCCAACCCGCCGCAGCCCGAGGGCACCGTGCCCATCTTCATCGACCGCTGGCCGGAGGAGCCGGACGAGTGCGTGACCATCACCGACTACACCGTGAGCGACGACATCAGCCTGTCGGACTCGGTGCTGGGCGTGCAGGTCACGGTCCGGTCGCCGGACATCGAGAGGGTCAAGGGGATCACCTCGGACCTGTTCGCCCTGTTCCACGGTCGCTGGGGCGGTATGCTGGGCCGCGTCACGTTGGTATCTGCTCGGCGCGCGTCGGGAACGAACACAGGGCAGGACTCGAACGACCGGCAGGGCCGGACCGAGAACTACTACCTAACCGTGCATCGTCCATCGACACACCGACAGTAGAAAGGCTGGCCGCAATGGTCCTTCCCACCCGCACCGCTCTGGGTGCATCCACCACCAACCGAAAGTGGGGCCTGGACGTTCAGGACCCCGCAGCCCCCGGCGTCTGGGTCCCCGTCATGGGCCTCCAGGAGTCCAAGCCGCGCCCCGGTGAGGCGACGACCCAGGACGACAGCGACATGGACGGCGAGGGGTTCAAGTCCCAGACCGTCACCGCCCTCACCTGGGGGTTCGACGGCAAGGTGCTGCGCAAGTCGCGCGTGACGCAGAGCCAGGCCTACGACCCGGGCCAGGAGATCATCCGCAAGGCGGCCCTCCAGCTCGGCAGCGCGGCGGTCATCCCGTTCCGCTACTACGAGATGGAGCCGGGCGGCCCGCGCGTCGAGGCCTACCAGGGCCTGGCGGTCCCGACGTGGACGCCGGACGGCGGCAACATGGAGTCCCTGGACACCGTGGCCATCTCGCTCACGGGTCGCGGCAAGCGCGTGGCCATCGCCCACCCGGAGACGGACGCGATCAAGGCCGTCATCACCGCCATCACCCCCTCGGGTGTCGCGGCCGGTGGCACCGTGGCCATCCGCGGCGGTGGCTTCACCGGCATCACCGGAGCCACGGGCGTCAAGTTCGGGGCGACCAACGCCACGAGCTACATCGTCCACGACGACAACCTCATCACCGCGGTCATGCCCGCGGGTGCGGCTGGCACCGTCGCGGTCACGGTGGGCAACACCACCCAGACCTCGGACCCGGTGCAGTACACGCGCGGCGCGTAGTTCATCGCTACACTGAGGGGGCGGGCATCCATCCGGGTGTCCGCCCCTTCACCATGAAAGGCACACGATGACCGACGAGCAGCCCACGCCGCAGCCCGACGAGGGGATGGACAGCCTGTGGTCGTTCCTGGAGGACGACAGTATCCGCATCCCCGTCCCGATCCCGAGCCGCGAGCACCCGGACGGCAAGCTGTACACCGTGCCGTCGCCCGACGCCGAGACGGGCGTGCGGCTGACCGCGCTGGCCGACATCGCGCGCAAGCAGCGCCAGGGGGTCCAGGTGTCCGCCCGCGACGTGGCGCGCCTCCACCTGAACGACGAGGAGGAACGCGAGTTCGCCCAGCAGGTCATGGGGTCGTGCTACGACGAGATGATGGCGGACGGCGTGGCCTGGGTCACGATCCAGAAGGTGATGAACTACGCCTACATCTACTTCGCGATGGGCAAGGACGTGGCCGACCAGGCCGCCCGGGAAGGTCTGTTCTCGGGGGGAAAAGCACGGGTCCCGATGAACCGAGCGGAGCGCCGGGCGTCGGGACTGAGGCAGAGGACCCGGACAACCCCCGGGACCCTCTGACCGGTCTGCGGCGGTTCGAGGACGCCCCCGCATCCACCGCAGATGGCGGGGGCGGACTCAACTGGCCGCGGTTCCTGGTCAACTGGGGCAAGATCGAGCTGGACTTTCAGGAGTTCTACGGGATCGACCTGGGCGCGCCGGGGTTCATGCGCTCGCGGTCATGGCGCTGGCTGTCGCTGCGGGTGCTTGGGCTACTATCGGTGGATAGAGGGCCGTTCGGTACAGGCGGCTCACGGCTCCAGCGGGCACTGCGGCCGGTCAAGATTCCGACGCCGCCGAACAAGACGGGGGCCGATCAGTAGGAGGGCCACACCCGCATGTCCCTGGACCTCGGTACGCTCACCGGCTATCTGGAGCTGGACGGCGACAAGTTCGATTCCGTCATCGACAAGATGCCGGACAAGCTCAAGGGCAGCGGCGCACTCATGGGCGTGGCGGCGGCGGGTGTCGCCGCGCTCGTGGGGGCCGCCCTCTCTGACGGCCTCCTGGCCGCTGTGGACGCCGAGGCGGCCACCGACAAGGTAACGGCCTCCCTCGGCCTCACCGAGAGCGAGAGCGCCCGCATAGGGGCCGTGGCGGGCAAGCTCTACGCCGACGCCTACGGCGAGAGCATCGAGGACGTGAACGCGGCCGTGGAAGATGTCGTGTCCGGCATCGACGGCATGCGCGGCGCGACCGAGGATGCGCTGAACGACATGACCGCCAAGGCGCTCAACTTCGCCGGGGCGTTCGAGATCGAGACGGCGCGCAGCACCCAGGTGGTGGGGCAGCTCCTCAAGTCCGGCCTGGTCAAGGATGCGGATGAGGCGTTCGACCTGCTCACCGCCACCATGCAGAAGGTCCCCAAGAACGTCCGCGAGGACATCATGGACGCGGCCGACGAATACGGCCCGTTCTTCGCCAGCATGGGCATGGACGGCGCGGAGGCGTTCAACCTCCTGGCCAGCTCGGCCGACAAGGGCATGTTCGGCATCGACAAGGCGGGCGACGCGGTAAAGGAGTTTACTATCCGCGCCACCGACCTGGGCGACACCGGGGCGCAGGACGCTCTGAGCGCTCTGGGGCTGTCGGGCCAGGACATGGCCAACCAGCTCCTGGCGGGCGGCGAGACAGCCGCGGGGGCTATGGACACCATCGTGGGCAAGCTCCTCAGCGTGAAGGACCCCGCGGAGCAGGCCGCGATGGCCACGGCCCTGTTCGGCACCCCGCTGGAGGACCTGGGCAAAGACTCCATCCCGGGGTTCCTGGCGGCGCTCGGCGGTGCCAACGACGTGCTGGGCGAGACGGCGGGCGCGGCCGACGCGATGGGCGAGGCCCTGAACGGCAACGCCAAGACCGGATGGGTGCAGCTCCAGCGCACCTGGGACTCCATCATCGGCCAGGCGGGCGGCGCGCTCCTCCCGGTCCTCTCGGCCGTGCTGGACTTCCTGAACGAAAACCCCGCCGTGCTCCAGGTTGTGGCCACCGCGGTGGGCATCCTCGCGGCGGCATTCGTCGGCCTGACCGTCGCCACCTGGGCGATGAACACGGCCCTACTCGCCAACCCCATTACCTGGATCGTGCTGGGCATCGTCGCCCTCATCGCGGCCCTCGTGCTCCTGGTCGCCAACTGGGACTCGGTGGTGGCCTGGATCAGCGATGTCTGGGGCGGCTTCATCGGCTGGTTCGAGGGCGTCATGGACGGGTTCCTGTCGTGGTGGGACGGCCTGTGGTCCGGCCTCATGTCCGGCATCCAGGCGGGCTGGGAGGCCGTGGTGGCCTGGTTCGAGGGCATCCCCGGCGCGGTGCTCGCGTTCTTCGCCGGGGTGGGCGAGTGGCTACTGGACGTGGGCCGGATGCTCCTGGAGGGGCTGGCCACCGGGCTGGCCCTGGGCATCGTCGCCATCCACTATTTCTTCACCCAGTTCCCCATCGACGTGCTCAACTTCCTGGTGGGCGTGGGCGAGTGGCTGGTGCAGGCGGGCATCGACCTGCTCACCGGCCTGTCCAACGGCATCGTGGCCGGGTGGAACTTCGTGGTGGCCTGGTTCCAGGCCCTGCCGGGCCGCGTGCTGGCGTTCCTGGTGACCGTGGGCACCTGGCTCCTGACGACCGGCCAGAGCCTGCTCCAGGGGTTCCTGAACGGCATTGCCGCGGGGTGGAACTTCGTGGTGTCGTGGTTCACCGCGCTCCCCGGCCGCGTGCTCGCGTTCCTGGCGGCGGCCGGATCGTGGCTGATCTCCTCCGGGTCCAACCTCATCAACGGCGTGCGTACCGGCATCGTGAACGGCTGGAACGCCGTGGTGTCGTGGTTCCGCAATCTGCCCAACACCATCCTGGGGTTCTTCGCCGGGGCGGGCCGCTGGCTGTGGGACATCGGCCGCAACATGATCGACGGCCTCCTGGGTGGCATCCGGTCCCTCGGCTCCACCATCGGCAATTTCTTCCTGGACCTCCTGCCCGACTGGATCGTGGGGCCGTTCAAGGCCGCCCTGGGTATCCACTCCCCCTCTACGGTGTTCGCTGAGTTCGGCCGCAACATCGTGCAGGGCATCCCGGTGGGCATGGACGACGAGCAGGACAACCTGGATCGCCGCGTGAGGGACCTTGTGAGCGTCCCGGACGGCTCGGTGGGGTCCCAGTACCCCGCGGACGTTTTCGGCGCTCAGCGGGGCGCTGACGGCCCCGTGCGGGTATCTCTGGAGGGCGCGCGCTTCACGTTCGAGGTCGATGGCCGCCAGATCACCGGTATCATTCGGGAGCAGATCGCAGACGCCTCCGAGGAACGCCGGGGCGAGCTGGTCAACCAAGTGGGAGGGGTCGTGTTCTCGTGAGCAGCGCCGTATACAGCTCCGACGCCCCCCGGGCGCTCGTGACGTTCACCGACATCCTGCCCACCGCGGACACCATCACCATCTACCGGACGGCGGACGGCCGCACCGAGGAGGTCCGAGGCGGCACCGACTTGGCGGCCGAAACGCCGTTCGCGATGGACTACGAGGTGGCCCCCGGCGTGCTCAACACCTGGCGCGCTCAGATGTTCGCGGAGGACGGCACGGACCTGGGATTCACTGGGGCGGTCACCCTGGAGGTGCCGGATGAGGGCACCTGGCTCCAGCAGCCGCTCGCGCCGGAAACGGCCATCCGGGTGCGCCTCGCGATCACCACGGGGGCGCAGGTCCGCAAGCCGACCCCGGCCGAGATCATCTACCCCGAGGGCGCGACGGTCGGAACGATGATCGGGGGCCAGCGCCAGGGCATCCAGGGCATGGCCGTTACCCTGTTCGCAGAGTACGACGACCTGGCCAAGGTCGATCAGATGTTCGGCAGCTACACCGAGGACTACCCGGCTGTGCTCCTGCTCCGCACCCCGCCGCCGCTGCGCATTCCCCGGGTGTTCTTCATGGGTGTACCGGACCCGCAGGAGTTCCGGCACGGCATGTACGCGCTCAGCGGCTTCACGATGACGGTCAGCGAGGTCCGACCGCCCTACCCGGGCATCGTGCGCTCGCTCCTGCGCCGCAAGGACCTGGACGTGGCCTACGCCACCCGCGCGGCGCGCTCGGCGGCCTACCCGTCGCGCCTAGCTCGGGATCAGGACTACTCACTGGCTGGACTCGCAGGATGAGGGCCAGCACCGCGCAGCTCCGCAAGGTCCTGGCCCGCGGATCGTTCGACAGCCACTGGACCTGTGATGTGTTCTACGACGGCCAGCGCATCTACCAGGACATGCCCGTGCGCGACGTGCAGATGGACGAGGACGGCACCGCCAAGATTCAGCAGTCCGGCAGCCTCACCATCATCTGGCAGGACCCCCGTGGGCGCTCCATCGCGCCGGAGAGTATCGAGGATGTCCTGTCGCCGTTCGGCACGCAGCTCATCCTCTACCAGATCATCAGCGACGGCCCCCTGTTCGTGGAGCGGGTCCCTATGGGCACCTTCGTCATCTCGGACGTGCCCAGCCTGTCGAGCGTCCCCTGGTCGTTCCACGGCCGCGCGCTCGTGAAGGGCGACCAGATCAAGGTGACGTTCAAGGACCCGTTCTACAAGGTGAGCCGCAACCGGTTCGACATCCCCGGCATCACCCCGTCCCTGTCCTCGGTATACGCCGAGATTCAGCGACTGACCCGCCTGCCGGTCACGCTCAACCCGGCCGTGCCGGATGGGCCGATCCCGCGCGCAATGGTCTACGAGGAGGACCGCCTGGATGCGGTCTACGAGCTGGGCGGCATCCTGGACGCCACCCCCTACATGCTCAGCGACGGCACCGTGTCCCTGCGCCCGAACGCCTGGGGCGGCGCGGTGGACGAGATCGCGGCGGCCAACGCCGGGGACGAGGTGCGCGAGCTGTCCCCCGCGAGCTACACCGCGTGGGTGGAGGAGCAGCGGAACCTCTCGGTAAACCCCCGGGCCGAGGCCGCGGGCCTTGGCTGGTCGAGCAACAACGGCACGCTGTACCCGCTCGCCAAGGGGGTCACGCCCCCCATTGCTCACCCGCTCGGTATCGCGACGGCGGCGCAGGCGAGCACGACCGGCACCAACTCCACCCTGGCCTCCATCTACAACGCTGACGGCCTCGGCAACTCGGGGACCCCGCAGCGCTACCTCGGTATCTGGGTGCTCATCACCGAGCCGGGCTACCGCATGTCGGCGGGCGCGTCTGGCCTGACCTGGCCCGCCGATGAGCTACCCGTGAACGTCTGGACCTACGTGCGCAGCCTCACCCCCGTGGCGGCGGGTGGGTACGCCACGGCCTACGTCGTCAAGATCAGCGGCACCGCCAGCACGACGGTCCGCGCGTACCTCACGGGCGGCATCGCACCGAGTGGGGGCGCTCCGGTTGGGGACTACTTCGACGGCGCTCTGTCGCCCGGGGGTGGCCTCCGGCGTACCCGCTGGCTCGGCACCGCACAGCGGTCCGCCTCGGTCATCGAAACGCGCGACCTCATCCCCGCAGTCCTGGGTCCTGACATCCCGCGCCGCGGTACACTCGTGCGCGTCTCTCGGGGCATGTCGGCCGAGGGTGTCTACAACCGCGTGGTGGTCCGCGCCCAGGGCCAGAAGGCCGGGGTGCTCGCGGCGGGCGAGATCGGGGACGGACCGCTGCGCGCCGAGAACGTGGACGGCGAGGATAGCCCGTTCGGTAGGGTGCCTTACTTCATGTCCTCGCAGTTCATCACCTCACCGGCCCAAGCTCGGACCGAGGTGGCCAAGTGGCTCCCGCGCGTGTCGCGGCCCCAGGCCCTCATCATGGACATAGACGAGCTGGTGAATCCCCTACGGGAGGTGGGTGACGTGGTGACCGTGCGACGCAAGGGCGACGTGTTCCCGGCGCGCGTGGTCAAGGTCGGCCGCACGAGCGACAAGACCCAGACCACCAGCGTGATGGTGGTGCCCAGTGCTTGAGTCTGAGGCCACCGAGCTCCTGCGCCAGATCGGGGCCAAGAGCAAGGTAACGACGTTCACCGGAACGTTCGTGAGCTACGACGCGACGGGATGCGTCGTGGACATCGGAGACGGCCGTATCCCCGCGGCGCTCGGCAGCGGCTACCTGCCGGAGACGGGCGAGCAGGTCCTGGTCTGGTTCGTGGACGGCGCGCCCTACGTCATGGGTCCGAGCACGCCGCGCCCGCACAGCGGGACGGTCGCCACCGTGGCGTCCGGCCTGGTCACGGTCAACACTCCGGTGGGCGTCACCGACCCCCTGCCCTACGTCGGCAGCGCGCCCGCGGTCGGCGCTGCGGTGCGGATCATCTGGGGCAACGGCGGCGGCATCGTATTCACCGCGACCCCGGCCACCGGCATCCCGACGCCTCCCCCGCCTCCCCCCGTCACGACCAAGCGCCACACCGACACGTTCAACGCCATCGGCGCGGGCACCTGGAACACGGGCGGCGGCGACTCTGCCACCTCCTATTTCAACTCCGAGGTGTGGGCGTCGAATACCACCATCGGGTTCTGGTTCTACGGGACCAAGGTGCCGGACACGATCCCTGCGGGGGCCAAGATCGAGCGCGTGCAGCTCTACATCGCGGCCCGCCAGATATTCGGTGGCGCGCCCGTGTTCACGACCCACAACCGGGCCGGAGCGCCGGGCATCTCGCTGTCGGGCGGCTCGGCCATCGGCGTGAGCAACTATCAGTGGATCGACCTGCCCGTGTCGTTCGGCAACGCCCTCCGGCGCGGCGGCGGAGCCTACGGTATCGGCACCCGGCACGGCGGTTATAACATCTTCAAGAGCCTTGCGGCGGACGGCCAGAGCGGCGCGCTGCGGATCACCAGCGTCTACTAGGAGGACCGATGGCACGCGACAGCAGCGGATCCAAGAACGAACCGCAGTATGACCCCAACGGCATCCCGGCCGACGCCGCGGACCTCACCGAGGTGGCCGCCTACGCCGCCCTGGTCGGCAACTCCAAGGTGCTGACGGACGCCCAGCGCGTCGCCCTCGCGGGTGCCGACCGCTGGGTGGGCATGACCGTCTACTGCACCGACACCGGGGTGCTGTGGCGCTACAAGGCCACCGGCTGGGCGGTGATGATGACCGAGTGGGCCGACTACAACGCCGCCGTAACGGGCCTGACCGTGGGCAACGGTGTGCTGCGGACTAAGTGGCGGCAGATCGACAAGCTGGTGGATGTAATCGTGGAGCTTACGGCGGGGTCCTCCACGGTGCCCACGGGGCCACTCGTGTTCCAGTTCCCCGTCCCCCCGGTGGACACGGTGATGCACCGTCACTTCGGGGAGGGCCTTATCCGTATCGGCGTCGGCGTGTTCCCGATCCAGCCGCGGATGTCTGGCGGCGCGACATTCTCTCTCGCGACGATGGCCGTCACGTCGGGCACCGCGGTCCGCGTCGGGGAGAACGTCTCTCAGACGTTCCCCACGACCGGCTCCTGGTCCGGTGGCTCGTTCTACGCCCACGGCCGCTACGAGGTGGCATGATGGCCAACATGATGATGCCGGAGGAGGCCCAGCGCGCCATCGTGGAAGCCCTCAAGGGGTGGGCGGCCAGCGGCGTGCCGCGCCCCGCCATTCCGATCTATGCGGACATGGTGGGGGACCCGCGGCCGGACTACTACGCGCTGGACACGTTCGGCCGCCTGGTGATCGTGGACGCCGCCGACGTATCCGGCTATGACCTCGTGGAGAATCTGGACCAGCCGGAGGAGGGACCCTAGTGGGCGGGGTGGTCGCATGGGTCTGGGTGAACCAGGCGCGCATGACCGCGGCGATGGCTCAGGACTTCCGGGCTATGGCCGCCGAGTTCCGCCGCGTGTTCGGCGTGCTCCTCCTCGGCACCTCGGGGGTGCGCACCGACCAGGAGCAGGAGGCCATCTTCCGGGAGCGCTATGTGCCCTCCAATCAGGTCAACGGCCGCAAGGTCTACGACTACCGATGGTGGCGCGGTGTGCTCTGGGCGCGGATCAGCTCGGCGGGGACCGTGGCCGCACCCGGGACGAGTAACCACCAGATCGCGGCCGGACGCCGTGGGGCCGTGGACCTCCGAGACTCGGGCAATGATCCCGGCGTTACCCGGTTCGGCACCCGGCGTAACAAGTGGCTCCAGGCGAACGCCCCCCGCTGGGGGTTCAATGCCGACGAGGGCCGCAACGTGGGCGAGGCCTGGCACTACCGCTACGTGCGCGACCCGTGGCGTGCGGTCCTGCCGACCGTGACCCCCGGCAAGCCGACCCCACCCAAGCCCGAGCCGGAACCGGAACCACCGGAGAGAGAGGACGACAGCATGAAGGTGTTCGGATACATCAACCCAGCCGACCCCAAGCGGACCACCTACGTGACGTGGGACCAGGGGGGCGGACTCTGGGATGAGTTCGTGTCGAGCGATGCGGACTATGGCCGCAGTGTGGCGGTGAACTGGGGAGACGGCGCGCCGATGCTGTCCCTCAAGCACCGCAATGCGCTGGCGGAGAAGTTCGTCATGCGCTGGCCTGACCTGGCGGACATGGTGCCCGAGCTGGCGACGGCCGCGCAGTAGCCCGCAAACCACGACGCCCCCCGAGTGTCCGCGCCTCGGGGGGCGTCGTCATGCCGGTATCCTGGTCCGCATGCAGCTCCTCCGCGCTATCGCCCGTGCCACCATCTGGCACCACTCCGCGATCCCCGCGGACGAATGGAAGTTCCGCAGCATCAAGCGTGTGTGGCTCCCGCTCTACAACCTCATCGTGATGGGCGCAGGCCTCTGGGCGATGTGGTACGGCTCCCCCATCCTCAAGCGCCTGTTCCCCGGCGAGCTGATCGACGTGGCGGGCCTCGCGCTCGCGGCGGCCGGGGCGGTGTGCTTCCTGGGCAGGGCCTTCCCGATGCTCTGGCTGGTCGAGTTCTTCGGCAAGGTCGCCATTGCGTTCCTGCTCGGCGGGTACGCGGGCACCGTCGCATTCTTCCGCCAGGACCCTGACCCCGCGGGCGGGTTCGTGGTGTTCATCCTGGTTCTGGCTATCATCCCCTGCATGATCGGCGTGAGCATCATTGCGGAGGAGTGGAAAGAGCGCTACGACCTGACCAAGGACACCGAGGCGGAGCCGGAGGCATGAGCGTGTTTCAGGACCCGGTAGTGGTAGCGGCGGCCATCGGTGGAGCGGTGGCGGTCATCGTCGCGGTGGTCACGCTCGTGGGCGTCCTGTCTCAGTCGAGCACGGCGCGCAAGACCGCGACCGAGGCCCGGCTGGACGCCAAGATGGACGCGGTGATCGAGCGCCAGGACGAGCAGATCAAGGCGGCCGAGGCGTCGGCGGCGGCGGCATCCAAGGCGGCGGCCGAGGCCCACACGCTCGCCACCGAGGTGAAGGCCACCGCCCACCGGCACATGCGCGCGGTGGGCAGCATCTTCCGGTCGATCCACGATCAGGTCCAGTGGCCGGACGGCCGTGGCCCGATGCTCAACCCGCAGGACATCGCGGACCTGGAGGACACTGACGCCCTGCCCCACTCGTGGGTCCGCCGCCGCACGGTGTAGCCTGTCCGCATGGAAAAGGTGCAGAGCGACACGCGCGTGCTCGTACAGAACGAGTACCCCCAGCCCGATGGCTCCACCCTCGTGGTGCCGAACGACGGCGTACCCACCCAGGTGGCCAACCCGGGGCGTGCGGTCATCCGCACCCTGGTGGCCAACGTCGTGGGCCTCATCGTCCTCCTGCCGACGATCAACGCCACCCTGGCGGCGCTCCAGGCGTTCCTGACCGAACAGACCATCTACGAGATTCCGGCGTGGGTCTGGCTGGCGGTGAACGGTGCGGCTGCGGCCTGCACGTTCATCTCGCTGGGCATCACCCGACTCCTGGCCGTCCCGGGCGTCAATGAGTGGGTCAAGGCCCACCTTCCGGCGCTCGCCGCTATCCCCCTGGTGACTCCCCAGCGCTAGGTAGCTGCATCCCCAGGCAGCACACGAGGCCCCAACCGTTCGCGGCTGGGGCCTCGTGGCGTCTCTCGCGGCCTTTCAGGCGTCCTGGGTACTCCGGGAGCCTCCAGGCCTTTCTAGGCCCTCAGATCGCCGCTGAGCGTATCGAGCGCGGCGGCGGGCGTTCCGAGCGTCGCGGAGCACCTTGGCCTTGGCCCGCTCCAGCGCCGCCTGGCGCGCGCCGTCCGAGGCGTTACAGCTCATGCACGCCGGGCGGATGTTGCCCCGGACGTACCGGCCACCCTTCCGGCCCGGCTTGGGGTAGCGGTCGCGGGTGATCTCGCTGAATAGCAGCTCACGGCCGCAGAACGAGCACGGCGCGGTGATGCCGTCCCCGAACACCCCGAGCAGCCAGGTGTTGAGCGCCCGCCGAACCTCGGCGCTGGGTACGTCGTTCTTGTTCGATCCGCGGTTCTCGCGGCGGGGCGCACCCACTACCAGTCCAGGTTGCGCTCGCGGTGGGCCTCTATGCCCCGGTTCACGTCATCGGCCCAGCGGTCCCAGTCGTCGCCCTCGGGGATGTCCACCGAGCCGACGCCGCCGCAGAACACGCATTCGTCCGGCTCGCCGTCTCCGTCGCGGACCTCACCGGAGCCGCCGCAGTCAGGACAGGTAGCCATCATGCCAACCCGTCGATCTCATCCTGGACGAGCAGGGCGGCCCTGTCGGTGGTGCTCGCGGTGCGCACGCCCTCCCGGATGGCCAGGAGGATGCGGCGGCGCTCGCGCAGCTCCTCGGCGTGCAGCTCGCGCCTGATCTCATCGCGCCAGTGGTTCAGCCCCAGGGCGGTCACGGCCTCATCCTGCATCTGGCGGACCGCCTGGCGGACCAGCTCGCGCGCCGCCTCACCATCCGACCGCGCGGCCAGGGCGTCGTCCAGGTTGACCTTGCGGCCGATGAACAGGGACACGTCGTAGCCCGTGGTCATGGTGGCCAGGTCGCGCTCAGTCTCCACCTTGAGGCCGGGCGCGTAGTCCGGCATCTCGATGGCGGGCTGGGTGGTGCGGGGGTAGATGTCGCTCATGCGGGGGCACCGTCCGCATCCAGCTCGCGGTGCGCCGTCTCGGGATCCAGATAGGCGTCGATGATGTGGCGCACCCATGAGGGGTCCCCCAGGTTCCAGGTGGCGTAGCGCTCGGCGGCGGCCAGCCCGGCCTCGTGGTCGATGGCGGCGGCGGGCACCTGATCGGTGGCGACGCGCTCGCCGTTATCGGTGGGGATGTCCACCAGCTCGCCCTCAGCGACGGCACGCCAGACGATGCGAGGCGAGCCGGTCTGTCCGCGGCGCTTGAGCACGTTGCCCTCATCATCGCGGGCCTTGGTCACCCAGCCGGACAGCACCAGCTCGTTCCTGCGCGAGCGGATGCCGGACGACGTGAAGGTGTCCCCGGGGTGTTGCCAGCGCAGGTATTGCTCCAGGTCCTCATCGGTCATCGGCTCCGCGAGAGCGTCCCGGATGCGGCGGTAGAGCAGCGCGGACTTTTCGGGCGTCTGGAGCACCGCGGCGTCCCAGGACGTGTCCTGGCCATTGCGCTGCACCTTGGTCTTGGTGTCGGTCATGTGCGTGGTCCTTTCGAGGTGGCGACCCCCGACCCCGGGGGGGTGGGGCCGGGGGCCATGTGGACAGGCTACACCATCCACGGTTTAGAAGTGAACTACTTGCGGCGGCGCGCCTTGGCGCGAGCGCGGCGGGCGGCCCGGTTGGTGTACCGGGTGGGTGCGAACTGGGCGGCCATCTCCTGCGGCGTGACGATCCGCAGGGCCTTGGTGCGCAGGAGCCAGTCGAATGCCTCGGCGTCGTCCTCATCGCCCAGGTCCCGGGCCGCCTGCACGGTGGCCTCGGTCGCCAGGAGTGGGTCCTGGCGCATCTTGGGGCTGATCTCCGGGATGCCCCGCACGATGGCCAGCAGGTCCTCGGCGGCGGTCATAGCTGGAACTCCACCGGGCGCACGGTCCGGCGCTGCACCTCCGCGATGAGCAGGCCGTAGGAGTTGGGACCCCAGCCCCTGATCTCGGGCGCATGCTCGTGCCGGTCCTCCTCGGTGACCATGCGCGGGATCGAGCCGTCCTGGTCGTTCTCCACCTCGGCGGCGATGCGCTCGGCGGCACACTCAAAGTCGTTCAGCATGTCGCGGACGACCTCGGCCAGCCGGTCCGGCACGTCGGCCTCGCGGCGGGGGTTCTCGTACTTCCACACGTTGTTGACGTGGAAGCCGACCCGAGCGGCGACGAACTCGGCCGAGACGCCCAGCGAGTCGCGGGCGGTGCGCAGCTCCCCGGGACTCATCGCTGGACCCCACGCGGGCGGCGCTTGCGGTCGGCGCTGAACGCGGGCAGCTTGCCGTTGGCGCGCGCGTGGTTGTTCACCATGTTGTTCACGGCGACGTTGACGAACAGGAGGATGACGACGGCGGCAGGTACGATGCCAGCCCAGATCACCAGGAGGGTATCCATCCGGGGGTCCTTTCTCGGGGTGTGTTGTTCACACCGTACACCGGTTCTGGTTTGCATCCAAACCGTAGAGGGTGTAGAGTCTCCACATGACCAACACGCAGACCTCCACCGCCACCCTGACCGAGTGGGCAGAGCAGAACGACGTGAGCCGCGACGAGCTGGTGCTGGGCGTCACGCTCGCGGGCGTCCTCACCCTCATGGCGCAGGACGAGACGATCCGGGCCATGTTCGAGGCGAACGACCGCGAGCGGTTCCTGGAGGGGTGCAAGTCCCCCGAGTTCACCGCCAAGTTCGGGCAGGCCCTCCTGACGGTCCGCGAGGCGGCGGCATGACCGCCCGCGACCGGCGCGGCCTGCGCCTCGGCCTCCTGGTCGTCGCCCTGGCGTCGGTGGCCCTGGCCATCATGGGCTGGAGCCTCTGGCCCCTCGGCGGCCTCATCGTCCCTGCGGTCGCCCTCTGGGTCATCCGCCCCCGAGCATGAGAAAGGCCCGGGACCATAGGACCCGGGCCGCTCCTCCGAAAGGTGCCGGGAACCACCCCGGCCGCACACGCACCATCACCATACACCGAAAGGCACCACGCACATGACTCTCACCGGCATCACGATCCTGGACAGCGGCGAGGACCGCGAGCAGTGGCTGGACGCTCGTAACCCGTACTTCACCGCCACCCAGGTGGCCGCCGTCGCTGGCTCCCACCCGTACACCAAGCACATCGACGTGTGGAACGAAAAGACCGACCCGGACCACCAGCGCGACGAGCGCATGAATGCCTGGCTTGAGGAGCGGGCGGCGTTCGGCTCCGCCTCGGAACCGGAGATCATCGAGTGGGCCAGCCAGCAGGACATCACGGGCGGCCCCCGTAACCCGTTCATCCCCAACAAGGCGCTGATGACGCGCACCGAGCTACTGGGCGAGTTCGACCTGCTCCCCCCGGCATCGACCCCCGACGCCTACAAGTACGCCCGGCCCGGCGTGCTCGTGCTCCTGGAGTGCAAGGCCACAGAGTCCGACTGGCGCGAGACGGGCCTGCCCCAGCACATCTACGACCAGTGCATCTGGCAGCTCTACACCACCGGGGCGGTGACCGTCTGGCTGGCCGTCCGCCAGGTCAAGTGGGTGGGCCGCGGGAAGAACAAGACCCCCGAGGTGATCGACCACTACACCCTGCCGATCCAGCAGGACGAGCGCCGCCTGGCGTTCCTCCAGGAGCGGGCCGAGGAGTTCCGCCACAACGTCCGCGAGGGGATCGCGCCCGAGTCGGACATAGAACTGGCTGGACGGCTGGAGGCTCCCGACTTCGACGCGCCGCTGACCGAGTGGGAGGCCTACGAGGAGGCCCTGCGCGTGGACACCCTCCTGACCGAGCTGGACGAGATCGAGGAGCGCACGGCCGCCGACGTGAAGCGCGCCGCCGCGATCAAGGCCGAGCTGGGCAAGGCCGCCCGCGAGTACGAGGGCCGCCGCGTCTGGGTCATCGGCACGCGCCGCATCGCCAAGCTGGTGCGGTTCTGGCAGGCCGACGTGGATACCTCCCAGCTCCCCGCCGAGACACTGCGCCAGATCACCGGCTGGAAAGAGTCCAGACGCGTGGTCATCGAGCGCAACCCGGACTGGACCGCGCCCGCGGTTCAGGACTAAACTGGACCCAACACCATCCCACCGAAAGGGGACACGCTCATGTCGAGCAGCACC